TAGCGTTTGAGAGGCATCCATTACTGGATCGTCTTTACGGCGCTGAGTCCGGGCTGTCTGGCTCTCCTTATCCTGACCATATCCGTGAGAAATCGCTGGAGCGGAGAATGAGTAAGTTGATGTTCGTCCCTAAGGATTACAAGTCCACTCGTTCCATTTGCATGGAACCTGTGGCACTGCAATGGTCCCAACAAGGGATTCGATTGCAGTACGAACGTCACTTTGCAAAATCAGTCCTTCGACGCCATGTTTCCCTCTCTGATCAAGAGGAAAATCAGCGCTGGAGTTGCTTCGGTAGTTTGACCACCGAGGTTGACACAATTGATCTTGCTTCTGCGTCGGATCGAGTTAGGTGGGACCTCGTAAAAGAGATCTTTCCCGCAGGCGTGCTAAAACACTTGTACGCTTCTCGGTCTAACGAAGTACTCTGTTCCCCAGGCATTAGCTTGCTCGTCAGCAAGTTTGCGCCTATGGGAAGTGCACTGTGCTTTCCTGTGCAGTGTACGATCTTCTCTGCCGTTTGCCTATATATAGGTATCTGTCAGCGAAACGGCTTGGATTGGAGACAACCTGGTGTGCTGAATGGTATTGATTTCCAAACAGCTTACGATCAGACTTTTCTATACCGTAAAAGGTACAGTAGGTCGAACCGCCATAAGTTTCATCCATTTCAGGTCTACGGCGACGACATTATTGTAGATAATGCAATGGTGTCTAACGTCGTGAGTGCGCTCGAGGATTTAAGTTTTGAGGTCAATCATCGGAAGTCTTTCATGGGCAGAACGCCTGTGAGAGAGTCATGCGGAGAATTTCACTTCGCAGGGAGAGACATAACTCCCGTCCGATGGAAGCTTGATCCGCCGGAGGCTAACGGTTCGCTACGTCTTGACGATATAGCGTCCCTAATTAGCTTGGCCAACCAAGCCTACGATAGTGGATACATGAACCTTCGTAGGTCCTGCATCAATTTGGTTGTCTACTCTGATTACGTTGGTGTTGCACTAAAGGACGAAGATAAGCGTCATTGCTTTCTCTTCCATCCATCCCGTACGGGTACATTCGTTTTTAAATGTCTCGTCGGTAATGAGCACACCCTCCCTCGCAGGTATAACAAACACCTGCAGCGAGCAGAGATTCGGTTCCTCGATGTACGCAGCAATAGCATGGATATCCGTGGTCCTTACCACGATAAATATCTGTACTTGCTGTGGCAGCACTTGCATACCTATGACGAAGGAACTCCTGAGTTGATACCGATTTCGGCTCTTCAACTAAAAATGGCTCATAAGGTGATTACGTTAATCCCTTCCGAGCCTTCAGGAGGCGTCATTGGCAGTGCACCGTTATCTCCGACGGTACAGCTGGTTTGGAACCGGCTGTAAATCGGAGGTTGGTTTAAAAGTAAGGTAGAGACCCCCAAAGGGCTTCTAGGCGATAATCGCAG